GAAAATCTTCCCGTGATTGTTCCACCATCATCAGATCTAATTTGATTTATCTCTGCATGTATTCTACCTTTGTGTTCATGTTTTAATATTGTATCAATAAATGTTGTGTTTACTTTGTTAATCTTTCTTGCTTCTGCTATCTTTTGTATGATAGGATGTGGGTGATTAGAAAGGAAATTTTTAGTAAATGAAGGCTCATCAGATTTTGCAGTTCGTTCGTAAGATAACTTTAGTTTTTGAAAAACTTTTTCGATCGATCTTGCTGCCCATATTTGAACTTCTTCTTGTGTTTCTTTTTGAACTTCTCTCAATAATAGCTGCTCTTGTCCTATCAATTCCTTACGTAAGTCGTAAGCTCTTTGAGTATCTACGCGAACGCCTAAAAAACGCATATCCACAAGACAAGGAAAGAGATCCGTTTCAAGATTAAAAACTTCTTCTAAATCATTTTCAATTAATAATTTTTTTACATGTTGCCAAAGTTTAAAAGTTAACTCTGCATCTTTTTCTGCGTAGGCTCCTACCTCTTGTGCAGGTAATTGCCACATATCTTTTTTAGCATCTAGTCCTCTGGCTTTAGCAGCTTCAAGTAAAGCTCTTTCATTTTTACCTTCATTTAAAAAATGCCAAGACAAAGTATTTAAAGTATAAGAAAATCTGTTTTCATCTAACAAAGAGCATGCAATCATGGTATCTACAACTAAACCATTTATTTTTAATCCTAAACTACGAATCCAACAAATATCATACATTGCGTTATGAAATATTTTTGTGGCAGGACATTCAAGAATATCTTTAAACCACTCAAGAGTTTTGTATCTGTCCATGTTAGGACCCTCTTTGTGAGCGATTGGAAAATACCATTTATCTGCATACGTTGCTACAGATATACCCACAACATCACCATTACCTATAACAGCACCAGATCCTTTTGTTTTTAGATCTGGATCTTTTGTTTCTAAGTCTATGGCTATCTCATCGTACGATCTAAGATCAGGATATTCTGTAGGCTGCACCCACTCTGTTTGTGGTAAAATCATTTCTTTTTCATATCCTGCATTTTTTTCATTTCTAACTGACAATAGTGTATTATTTTTTTAATATCCTCTATGCCTCCTTTACGCTGATACCTGCAAACGTATTTTATAACGTTCCCTTGGAAAAATGAGAGATCATTTTTAGAAATAAATTCATATGGTTGTATATTAAATTTAGTGTAGTGGTTTCCACCCACTTGAGTATATTGTGGAAACGTTTCATCAAATATGCCTTTATGCGTCATAGCTGATACTCCTTTAATTTCTTTTTTGCTTTTAGTTTGTATAGATTATTTCGAGCTCGAGTGATTCCAACATACCACACTCTATGCTCTTCATCTTGTTTGTCAACACTTAATCGGACTCCCTCTTGTACCTTACGACCTTGATGTAAAGATAGTATGACATTATCTTCTTCACCACCTTTTATCGCGTGTATGGTTGACAACCATATTCTTGCTTTCTCTTTTAAATTTTCTTTAGATGCAATTAAGTTTCTTAAATATAAAATTTCTTTTTGATCTGCTGAAAATACATCATACCATTCTTTTTTATCATTCCAATTACCACTTGGTATATATTCTCTAACTGCATTTATTTCTTTTTCATCTAATACTTCACCTAATTTCCATTTAGTGTATGCAGCAGCCGCTTCATACATTCCTACTTTAAAACTTTTACCTTTGTTACTTTGATAATAAAAATTTTTATTTTTTAAATCTTTCATAATATCTAGTAAATTACTTTTTGTTCTTGTAAGAATAAGCCATCTACCCTGTCTAAGATTAACTTGATTTAAATCTAAAATATGTTGACACTCACCTTTGTAATCTCTAGCTAAATAATCTTTATGTTTCCTGATGCCTGATATACGGCTCACTGGTATAGCAGATTGCTCTTGCACAGCTTTAGAAATACGTCTTGATCTCCTTAATACTTTTTCTTTACCTGGTTCTTTAATAAATCTGTTTACATCAGCTCCGGCCCATGCATAAATAGCTTGATCATCATCTCCAGCTAAATAAATTTGATCACAATGTTCTTTTAATTTATCGTAAAGCTTCCATTGTAAAGGAGACAGATCCTGTGCCTCATCAATAAATATAGCTTTAAATTTTGGTATTTTATCCGATTTTACTACTTCTGTTATTATATCGTTAAAATCAACAATATTATTTTTAGCTTTGTATAATAATAAATTTCTATAAATGTGATTTAAAGTATCATAATCTATTTCTTTTTTATCATGTGAATTAAGATCATATTCATTTCTAATATCTATGTCTTTATTTATAGCTCTTTGTATCATTTGAAAATATGGATTGTTACAAGTCAAAAAATGTGTTTCTTCTTCATTGTATTTATCTGTAAAAGAAACACGTATGTTTAATTTTTTACCAAGGTCTTCGTAGTGATATGGCTGCATGATGTCTTCTTCTTTCAATCCTAATAAATGATAACAAAAAGCATGTATGGTTTGAAAGTATGGAACTTCTTTTTCAGATACGTTGATTCTTTTACGTGCTTCTTCTGCAGCTTTTCTTGTAAATGCAAAGTAACCTATTTTGTGTAGTGGTACACCTTTACGTTGATAAGCTTTAACACGTTTAATTAATCTATATGTTTTACCTGTACCAGGTGGTCCATAAATTTTATTGATCTTTTCCATTGGCTCTCTTAAATCCATCTTTTAATGACCCCGTCCAGCCATATGATCCGTGATGCGTGGTCTGTCCATCAACGATTCCATAAAATTTAAAACCTGACTTTCTAATTAAATTACAAAAGTTCACGTCTTCACCCCACCACGTTCCATCTTTGGTAAAAGTTGTATCCCAAAAATTATAAAAGTATGAGTTTGCTTTGTCAGATATTATTTCTTTTTGTTTTATTTTAAGATGCGGGTTATCTTTAATTAATTTTTCATAAACTTTTCTATGTATTAATGTTAAACCTGCAGGTCCCGCTTTTAACTCTACGATACCTTTATCATCTATTTTAATATCCATTGGGTTTTCAAACTCTACAGAAAATTTAACCACATTATCTTGAGTTTTTTTTCTGTATGGCACACATATTGCATCTTTTTGTGATATAATCATACGGCCTACAACGTCAGGTTCAAACTCCATGTCTGAATCCACAAACAATTGATAATCAAAACCTGATTCTAAAAACATCGCAGTCAATACGTTTCTACCATAACCTACATACGGACATTTAAACGTGCCAATCTCAGCTGGTATTTTTGCAATCGTAAATTTATTAAATAATTTAACTAGTGATAAACATGTGGATACTTGCATTAAATCATACGTTGGCATTGATATATAAACTTTAGGTGGTTTCGTCATACTATATTCTCCTTGTCTTCTATTTCTATTATTTCTTCTGGTATCTCTTCTTTTTCTAAACCTTCTTTTGGAAGTTTTAAAACTCTTAGTGGTGGGAATGATTCTTCGTTGTCACCTTTTGGAAATCTTTTTTGACAATCAAACTCACCTTTGAAATATTGCTTTACCATGGTGGCTGTTCTTGCTCGTTCCTGATTCCAATCTCCACGTTTTAATTCGTCATAAAATTTATCGTATACAAAATAAAAATATTGATCCTCATGTAAAACAGATCCACTTTTAAATGCTGCGTATGAACTAGCTTTTGGTCCGTTAACATAATCAAATAATTCTTTCTTTAGCATATCTATTGGATTTGTCCCTGCAGGTGGCTGAATAGTTTCCATGGTTGCCCATAATCCATTTAATATGTTTTGATATTCTTTTTCTTTTATACTTGGAGGATATGTCGTGGTGTGATCTGCAATAAGACTACGCATTTGTTTCATTTCGTTAAATTGTTTTATACTACGTGCGTGCACTTGTACAATTTTATCTGCAGCCACCTCTACATTAAAAAAATATTCATGATCTGGTTTGTACATAATTCTAATTAAACCTGATACTGATGGCCACTGCGAATCAAAGTGACCACCAATACCAAATTTTCTCTTAAGACACGTTCCCCTCGCGCAATAAGATGAAATCGGTAAATCATTACATTTAAAACCTGCTGTATCTTTTTTCCAATATTTTATTTTTTCTTCTACTTTGCCATCACCCCATATCTCATCATACAAAATATAATTTCTTGCAGCTTCTAACACTTTCTTTTCCCAGTTTTCACTAAATTTTTTTTTCGCAAACACCATGTAATTATATAAAAATCTATCTCTTTCGTCTTTTAATTTGGTCCCTGATTCCTGTATCTCTTTACAAATCATCTGTAAACATGGAGGACCATCAGAAAATTCTTCTGGACCACCAGTCAATACTTCTTTTATTTTTTTATTACTAACATCTTGTAAACTATCTTTTGTTTGTAGGTTAGCCTCAACTACTTTTAAAAAATAATTTAAATCCATTTTGCTTCCATCAGGTCTATACGCTCTTCTTTCATTACCATTGAAATATGGAAGATTAATAAAACTACCAGATGTTCTCTCACCATTTTGATTTTTACCAAGTGTAGTTTGTTTTGGAAATATTTCAGTTTTAGATGGTAAACCAAATAAAAATAATAAATTAGATAAAAACTCTCTTATTAAAGATGCGGGTACTTTTTCTTTTGTAAACACATATATGTGAAGTCCTCCACTTTTAGATTCTATGGGAATTACTGGTAAATTTTTTGTGTCAATAACTTTTAAATATTTTTGTAAATCAAATTTTTCGTAGTCATCAGGATCAACATCAATTGCACCAAAGCTAGCCATGCTTTCATCATCACATGCTTGTAGTCCAATAGACTTTTGTCCTTTTAAATGATCTTCATAATCTTTTTCTGTAATAGGTCTTTTAGCCCAACCATAATCACCAGGGTCAAATTTAAGTTTGTTTGTTTTAGGGTCATAATATCCGTTCTTGACGTTGCAAAAACCAAAGTCTCTTTTTAATCCGCTAAAATATTTTTCAAAATTTTTCATAAATAGTAAGGGCGCTTCCACGCTAGCTTCGGCGCCCTCCTCGCAAGTGTACTTAACAAGTACTCGGTTATACTATGTCTCCAGTATTTTTAGATGCTTCGTATTTTGGTTTTGCTGCACCTTTAGATACAGTTTGTTGAAGTTGTTGTGCAACTTCATACATACCAGCATCTTCTTTTTTACTGACATCAAGATTTCTAACTCTTGATGGTTTGTAGACATGCCAGCTTTTACTACCTGCTGTCTTACCAACGGTTTTTAAATTATAAACCGCTGAGTATGCAGCTGGATTAAAAGAGCCTTCTGCATCTGTGAATCTAAGATTCTTGATCAGATTGTTTAGCTCTCTTGCTGGTGTAAGATTAGAAGATCGCATAGCAATAACTGCCGGTCTTGGTTCATTCTCGACCAATGCTAATACATAGAAGTATGCAGTTTTCTCTACATAGTTTCCATTAGGTAGTCTGTATCTACCATTCTTCTCTTCAACAGCATCCGCTGGAATCTCTAAATGAGTTCCGACTGGAGCCGAAGCACTATCGCCTCTCTCCTGCCACTCTGGATATCTAGTTTGAGAATGTGCAATGATCACATCAAGTCCCTCATTACCATCAATAAGTTGCGTAAAGCCCGCTGCATATATCATACCAGGTTTAGCACCCTCAACGTATTTTGGATCTCTTTCATTACATTCAGGTGAAAGCTGATGAAGAATTTTTAATATCGGAGTCGATACATCATCCGATTTTATTTCTTCAGCGCCTTTACCAGAGTCACCTCTAAGATTAATAGTTGCAAGTGATCCTGCACTATTCTTTTTTACTACTTCTTTATCCATATTTTCTCCTTAATGTTTGTTAGTTTAGTAGTTTAATTTTTGGTTTTTATTTCTGTTTGATTTCCTTCAAACAATGTGAACAACTCTGCAGGTATACTGCCACCTTTTTGATGATAGTCCCGCAAAGTTGTTCTAAGGGTTCCGGCATGAACTGCAATTTTCCGATCGGGTTCATAACCTTGTCCTCTTGCAAGTAGAGCGTATTGCTCTGCCTTGTTATCTTCGTTGAGACCAAATTTAACTGTGATTTCGTTTTTCACAATCGCTCCCAGTCCCTGTCTCCGAAGCCAGTCATGTGCCTCTGCTTTTTTTGCTGCAATAATAGAGACACCAAAAACATCTTTGACGGATATTTCTGATCCGTCTTTTAGTTTTAAAGTTTTTAAATTAAGTTGACTCATTAAGTCAGGTATAATTATATTAGAATAATATTTTTCTCTTTCTTTTAACTCTTTCAGTTTTGTTTCTTGATTAATAACTTCTTGTTTTATTTCTTGAAGAGTATTAATTTCTTTTGATAGTTCGTCTGGATTGACGTTTGACACCTGGTTTGGTGCATCTTTTCGTAGGTCTATAGTCATAGCTTTCTCCATATATTTTTGTTAGTTTAATCATTAATAATAATTCCTTTTCGCAATTTGCACTATATTGATAATAAATTTAGTGTCAACTTATTTTTGAAAAATATTTACTTCTATTGGATAATAAGTTTTTTCTTGACGATCCCATTTTAAAAGTTTGTACTTACCATTAGTTGTGTCTGATACTAAAGAACATACTACACCTATGATTGCAGGGTCTCCAGATAATAAAAGATAATCTTCTTCTGTATAGTTTTTTAGAAGCGTTCTAAGTTTCATAACCAAAGGTCCAGGTGAGTGTATCATTTGTGAAAACTCTGGAAGCAAAGACACAATTTCACCATATTTTTGTGCGCCTACAATATTATATTTAGGCTCACCTTTACTGGTCCCTGGAATGTCTTGTATTAAATAAACTTTGCTCATTGACTTTTTATCTTTCAGCTAATATATAACAATTAGAAAGTAAAAGTAAACATGAATTACAAATTTAAAACTAAGCCATACGCTCATCAATTAAAGGCTTTAGAGCGTTCTTGGGATAAAACATACTTTGCCTATTTTATGGAGATGGGTACCGGTAAATCTAAAGTATTAATTGATAATGCCTCTATGTTGTATGACAAAGGTGAGATAAATGGTTTATTATTAGTGGCACCAAAAGGTGTATATAAAAACTGGTATGAAGGTGAAATACCTACACACATGGTAAACCACATCGAGAAAAAAGTTGTTCTTTGGGAAACATCTAATTCTTCAATGGAAAAAATAAAAGAGTTAAATACAATGTTTGACACAGGCACGGACTTTCATATTTTAATTATGAATGTAGAGGCTTTTTCATATCCAAAAGCTACAGAGTTTGCTAGACGTTTTTTATCTTCACATAAAGCTATGATGGCCATAGACGAATCTACTACAATTAAAACTCCAACTGCTAATAGAACTAAAAATATTATGAAACTAAAACCTCTTGCTAAATATAGAAGAATATTAACTGGTTCTCCTATTACTAATTCACCATTAGATTTATTTAGTCAGGCTGCTTTTTTAGATAATTATTTATTAGGGTTTGATTCTTTTTGGGCGTACAGATCTCATTATTGTATTATGAAAACCATGAATTTAGGATCTAGATCTGTTAGTGTACCGGTTGGTCCCAACAAAAGAAACATACCTGAACTAGAGGCTAAAATAAAATTATTTAGTGAACGTGTATTAAAAGACGATTGTTTAGATTTACCTAAAAAAACTTTCTTAACTCGTAAGATAGAGTTAACAGGTATACAGAAAAAACTTTATACTGAAATGAGAAGATACGCTATTTCAGAGTTAGAGGGTAAAGTTTGTTCTACGTCTACAGTTATGGTGCAACTATTAAGACTTCATCAAATATCTTGTGGTTACCACGCAACAGATGATGGCAAACCACAACAACTCCCATGTAATAGATTAACAGAATTAATGGATATACTTTGGGAGATATCTGGTAAGGCAGTTATTTGGTCTTATTATGTTGAAGACTGCAGAAGAATTATTGAAGAAATAAAAAAACATTTTGGAGAAAATTCTGTTGTTGATTATTATGGTGCAACAGCGGCAGAAGACAGACAAAAAAATATTAAAAAATTTCAAGAAGATCCAGAGTGTAGATTTTTTGTAGGCACAACAGGTACTGGTGGTTTTGGTATTACTTTGACTGCAGCTAGTACGATGATTTACTATTCTAATGGTTATGATTTAGAAAAACGTTTGCAATCAGAAGCTCGTATTGATCGTATAGGTCAAGATAAACCTATGACTTATATTGATCTTGTTGCAGAAGACACTATAGATATTAAAATACAAAAAGCTTTACGTAACAAAATGAATATAGCTAATGATGTAATGGGGGAAGAATTAAAAGAATGGATTTAAAACCAACCTAGGTCTAAAACTTTTTCTAACAGCAGAAGTGATACCGCCCCAACAGTACCCAATAACACCCAATAGATCTTGTCTATCTTACCGCCCAAATCGTGAATACCTTCGTGCATGTGTTTAACGTCTTTTTTTAAACCTGTAATATATCCATATATGGAAAGCAAATGCTCTCTTGTACTTTTGGGTTTTAGTTTGTCACCAGCTGGCATTACGTTATCATTCCTCGTTGTCTTAAAATAATTTGTTGTTCCTCTGGAGATAAATATGTTTTTTCTAACTCTGTTAAGCCATCCTCTGTTACAGTAGGTTGTTGAGCTGTTTTTATTATTTGAGGATTAGGATTAGCGTTTGCAACATCTGTAGGAATAGGTGGTGTTGGTATGTCTGCAACTAAATAATCTTCAATATTTAAAGGTGCCGCTGTTTCTACAACTCCTCCCTCACTAAAACTTGGTATCTCTGTAGAAAATAATAATGGAGAATCTAAAGATACATTTCTCATGTTAGCTACCATTCTTCTTAATATAGGACGTGCAGCTATGTATGGGTTACCTGTTCCTAAATTTCTAGCAATTTCTGCAAATCTCTCTTCAATATCTTTTGAAGGAAAGTATGGTTCAAATCTACCTGATCTTAAATTATAAAAATTTTTGTCAGATATTTGTCTTTCTGTAAATTCATTATAAAGCTGATCTGTACCAACACCTAAAGTTTCTGCTGCGTTAATATCTTTTTTTATTTCTTGCATGACATTAAATCTAGAGTTGTTAGATTTAGCAAATCTAGTTATGATATCATTTATCTCTATTGGTCCACCTTTTAATAATCCAAAGTAACCTCCAGTAAATTCTCTTCTTGCCTCCCTAATTCCTCTTTGAAAGTTAGCAATTTTAAAACCCATAGATTGTAAAGGATCTACTTTAATAGGACGTAACCCCATAAATCCTGCTATCTCCGGACCAACGTCTAATACATCTCCTCGCTTTGTAGGTCTTTCTGTAGCTGCCTGTACTAATCGAATGTATTGTTTGTACGATGGAGCTAGTGCATTTCCTAAATGTAAAAATCTAATAGCTGCTTTGTCACCTGCTGAAGTTTGATCAGTGTATAATAATCTACCATCTTTTGTTCTACCACCTCTTATAATTAAATCTGCTGTTGCTTCTGTCCAAATAGATTCAGCTATAAATGGATTCATTATTTCTGCACTGGCCTCTGTGATACCACCTACAAAACCAGTTAAAAGTTGTTCATCAGTTAACTCACCTTGTTGTATTTCATTAACAACTGTTCTTAAAGGTCTGCTAATTATATCGTATGCATTACTATGGCTAAAATCTATATATCTTAATTCACCATCTTCATCTTTGATTGGTATTAATGTAGAATTTTTTGACCACTCAGGTACAAATCTTCTTAACGCATCCAACTCATCTTGCGTCACATCATATAGAGCTGCTGCTCCCTCAGTTAAAGCTACTGGTATACCAGTTGTAAAAGTAGCCATTCCTAATAATCTTGTAAGACCTGTTTTATATGTGCCTGTTTCTCTGGCATTATTTGAAACCACTCTTTCTGTTCCATCTTCTAATACTTCTGTAACAGTTAAACCTATGTTGCTTCCTTTTATTCTAACACCTGGAGCAGGTATGTGTTTCATTTCTTTTAAACCTTGTTCAACTATGTTTGTAGTTGTTCTAATCATTTCAGATGGAAACGACATAAAATTACCAATAGGTAAAAGTCTAGCTGTTCTTACAGCAGAACCAACAAATGCATAATTAGGCACCGTGTTTTTAACTATGTTAGCTGCCTCTGTTTTTAGTGCAAACTCATCTGCAAATTCATCAAAAGTGCCTTTGAACCCATTTTGTCTTGCTCTATTATATTTTATATTTAATTCTGATTCTGGTAATTTAATTACACTTCTATCAACAGGTCTACCTTTTGCTCTGTAATTTTTTAATCTTTTTAATTCAACTACAAAATTTGCAATCTTAAATGTATCGTCCTCTGCAACATATTTACCTTGAAAGAAATCTCTTAACTTTCTCATCTTGTTCATAAAAGGACTAACTGTTGTATCTATATTTGCAAGTTGTTGACCAAGTTTAACATCTGTTAACAAAGCTTTTAAATCTGCTATCTGCACCTGTGAGTTTACAACTCCTAACTCTAATAACTCTCTGTATGCTTCTTGTGCTTTAGGTCCAGCTGGTCCAGCTTTTAATAAGCCCGATGTTTCAATACCTTCTTTAAATGCATTTGTGTAAAACTCAGGATCAAATAACGTACCATTAGCACCAGCAAAACCAAACGCACTAAATATATTACGTAGGTGTGTAGGTATAGAGAATACAGTTTTTGCTAATTGTGATACCCCTTTTGGAAATAATAATAAATTTCTATACATCCAACTTACAACAGCCTCTGCTCCTTCTTTACCTTCGCCTCTTACAAAACCTTGAAGGCCACTGGCTATATTGTTTGAATTTTTTAAGGCCTCTGCTATTTCAACCGTTGTAAATTTAGTCGCTGCAGGGTTTACAAATTTACCTGATCCAGGTAATTCTTTTACAATTTCATCCACGGGCACCATTCTTATACCTGTAGTATTAGATCTTAACGCTTGTTCTCCTGCTTCTTCACTAGCCCAGAAAAAACCTCTACCCCCTGCTTTTTGTATTTCATCGTTCTTAGCAACTACACTAGATAAATAAGCAGTGGTTCTAGCCACGCTAGATAAGTTTGTAATCGCATTGTATATAGAATATCTAGGATCCGTTATCTCTCCTAATAATTCTCTAATTTCTTTTGGTGGTAATGCAGTATCATCTATAACTTGTTTTACAAAATCTGCACCTGGTCTACCTTCCATAGTTTTATTTACATAATCATTTAAAGCAAGAGCTTTTGGTTTACCTTTATTTCTTACAGCGTTTAATAAACTTTCAACTTGTACCTTTGCCTCTCTAAAATACTTATCACTTGTTGTTACATCAAAAGCTGTGTCCCCTGCTTCTTTTGCTATCTGTTCTCTAAAAAATCTTATAGCTCCTTCTTTAGCTTCATCAGTAGGTGTGTATCTACTAAAAAGTGTAGAAAAACCTCTTTTAGGTTCTTCAAAAATTCTATAGGTTCCGCCTATCCAATTACTGACTCTGTCTTTTAATAATGTTTGTATGTCAGAAACACCTTTTGTTAGTTTAGCTCCTTGAGCGTTTGCATCTAATATATCTATTAATTTTACAAATTCTTCTCGAGCATTATTAAGACCACCAATTATATTACCTTTGCTTTCTGCAGATACATTTAAATTATCAAACTGATTAATTAAATCATCTATTGCATCTTTGTTTAAAGGTGCTCTAATATTACCACTAAATAAAGCTTCGTTAAGTCCTGTTAAAAATTTTGTTCTTTCTGCTTTACCAGATTTATTAATAATATTTTCTGCATCTGGATAAAAACTATCTACTTCTTTTGTAATGTTATCTACAATTTCTTTTGCTCTGCCTTGATCAGAAGCCATCAAAGCTTTCTTAACATTTTCTTCATCAAACAATTCTTCTGTTAATCCACCTCTAGGACTGAAAGGAGCTCTAACATATTTGTCCAACCATCTCGCAAATCTAGAATCACTATAAGCTAAGTCTTTGCCTCTTGATGCTAGAAGCTTGGCGCTTTTACCAATACCATAAACAAAAGGTGTAAAAGCTATTGACTCAGATCCAAACTTTAATCTGTTAACTAATCTTCTAGCAGCATCCTCTCTACCATAAGACTCGTTTCTATCTAATTGTGTTGGACCTCCTTCAAACATATCTCCAAAGGTTCCTATCTTTTCAACGTCAGCAACAAAAGCCTCACCGGCTGCACCACCCATTATACCCACAGCAAACCTTGGCACTCTTGCTTTTTGATTTAATTCTTTGGCTTTATCTAATGCATTACTTAATTTAGCTCTGTCTGCTTTATTTTTAAAACTAGCAAAAGCGTTTGTACGTTTTGCTTTTATTGCTCTTGCTGTCATGTTTCTTGCAAGTTTGTTAGCTGCTTTGAATCCTATTGTACCTGGCACTCCTACTTGAATTAATGCTTCGGTAAGTCTTCCTAATCCATTTTGTTCAGCAACTTCTTCAAAGGGATTTAAGTTATCAAAAAATCTATCTACATCGCCTGCAAGATTTGTATCTGCGCCAAGATCAATAAGTTCTGCTGCTAAAGAAAAAACACCTTCAGGTACTTTGATTATACCTGATGCAATACCTGCTGCAACAGATGTGTACCAAGATCTATCATTGTCTGTTTCTGTTTTAGTAAGAGGTAGAAATTCTTCTGCCATTTAACCTCCTATATATCTAAATCATCCGGTCTTGTAAAATCAGGAAGAATCTCTTTTAATGTTTTTGGTGGTTTTGTTGTTTGTCCAAATAAACCTGATGCTGGTTTTTTTGTATCTACTTTTGCAGATTCGTCAGCTGCAGCATCAAATGTATTTATATCAACAACTTCTATACCAAACCCTTCTGTAGTTTTTCTAACTCGTTTAAATTTACCATCTGTTATATCGTAGTATACTTTACCTACGTTCTTTTTATTTTTAAAAGTTTTAGATTCAATATCTCCGTGTCTGTCTCCACCCACTAGACCAGCAAAGTTTTTACCAAACGCATCTCTAGCTTGAGTTTGTAAACCAGACTTTTCATAATTAGTTCTATTTTGAGCTTGTGTTAAATCACCTTCGTATAAATCTAAAAAGGTTGGAAGTAAATTAAGAGAGTCTTGAGCTTTTATTTGACCTAGTTCTCTTTTTAAATCTCTTTCAGCCATACTCTCACCTAATTCAATACCAGCTAATTTTCTAGCTTCTTCTCTATCTCTAGCAGCTCTTCTACTAGCTAAAAGATTTTGCACGGGTTTATCAGCTGCAGCAACTATATTTCTTAAAGTTCCTCCAGGTAAAGCACTTGATGCTAAAGATGGTCCGTAAGTTAATAAAAAATCTGTTAGTGGATCTCCTTTTTGAACAGGGCCTAATCTTTCTGTAATTATTTTTTCAGCCTCATCATAAACGTTTCCTTGCTCTGCATAGTTTTGTCTAGGTGCAATGTTTTCCATGATACCTGTCATGGCTTCTCCACCTTTTCTAAACATTGGTCTTTTAAATATTTTCATTAATCAAACGCCCTATATATTCCTGCTAGCGTCGCTCCCGCTCCTAAAGCTGTTTGTGCTAAACTTGGAACTACAACTTGGTCTTGAGTTGTTTGACCAGGATAGCCAGCTATTAAAGAAGATACACCTTGTCCTAGAGCTTGCGCTGCAGTTAATGGTTGATTTAATTGTTGTTGTGCTAATTGTTGTTGTGCTGTTAAACCTGCTTGAGTTTGTGCTTGTTGTAATCCACCTAATGTAGTTAAACCAGTTATTTCCTGTCCGGCTAATGCTGGCGCTGTTCTAGCTAAACCTAATTGATTAGTTAAAGCTTGTTGTAAAGATCTTTGAGCATCAGCAAACCCAGATTGATTTAATTGTGCAAGTAGTGCTGCTCGGTTCCTGTCGCTTGCTGCCTGATACTCTGCTCTTTGCACTCCTTCTCTACCA